CTAAGGCTGCGCTACTTGAGAAGCTTGGCATCTCTGAGGATGAAGCGAAGCTTTTACTTGGATGAAGGTAAAACTCTCTAAAGCTGCTATCCAATTAAGAGAGCAGATTGATGACTCGTTCCCAGATCGTGACCGCACATCGGATGGTTGGGTCGGTGATACCAGACACGCTGCTCGCAAGTCAGATCATAATCCTGATGAGCAAGGCTGGGTACGCGCCATTGATGTGGACAAAGACTTATTTAAGGGCGGAAAGCCAGACATCATGGGAGATCTTGCTGATCAGCTTCGTACCTTGTCCAAGTCAAAAGCAGACAAGCGTATTAGTTACATCATTTACGATGGACGAATCTGCTCCAGCATCCTTAATTGGAAGTGGCGCAAGTACACAGGGGCTAACAAACACACTAAGCACATGCATGTCAGCTTTAAGAAAGAAGCTGACAATGATGGGGCTTTTTTTCAAGTATCTATGTTAGGTGGAGAATAATGAATGAACTAAAGACAGCAGCAGGCTCATGGGCTAGAGCATTTCTAGTAGCAGTTATCTCAATGGCAGCAGCTGGGGTCACAGATCCTAAAGCTCTTATTGCAGCAGGCATTGCTTCAATCCTTCCACCTGTATTGCGTTACCTATCACCTAATGATCCTGCTATGGGCATCAAGAAGTGACACAGTCAGATTTCTTTACTCTTTACCTTGCCACCATTGCAGCTCTCGGTGGCTTGTCTGGCTATGTGATTACGCACCTGTTGTCTGAGATCAAAAGACTCAACACGCGAGTCGATGAGATCTATAACATCTTGCTTGACAGGTAACATTCTGCTATGGCAAGAAAAGCAACTAAGGCACTAGAGGAACAAGGTTACTCAAAGCTTGATGCTTATTGCATTGGGCTTTATGAGTATTTCTGCTCGCTTAAAAGAGCAGGCTTTGCAGAAGATGTTGCGATGTTCATGATTACTGAACCTCAGGCTTATCCGCATTGGATTTTGCCCGATGGAATACCGCCTGAGAAGTTAGGCGATTATGTAGATGAGGATGACGATTAAGCGAATCGTGGTCGTATCGGATCTTCAAGTTCCGTATCATGACAGGGTTGCAACCCGTAACCTTGCAAGTTTTATCACAAAGTTTAAGCCAGACCAAGTAGTGACCATTGGTGATGAAATTGATCTTCCGCAGATAAGTAAGTGGGAAGAAGGTCGCATGGGCTCTTATGCCCAAACCCTAGATGATGACCGCAATGAAGCTGTGCAGCTTCTCTGGGAGTTAGGCGTAACAGATTGCATTCGCAGCAATCACACAGATCGTCTCTATAACATCATCATGGCTAAAGTGCCTGCATTCGGTGCATTGCCAGAGCTGCGCTTTGAGAAATTTATGCGCTTTGATGAGTTAGGTATCACCTTCCATAAGAACCCAATGCCTATTGCACCTAATTGGATTGCAGTGCATGGAGATCACACACCAATGAAGCCACAGGGGGGCTTATCAGCCCTAGAAGCGGCTCGTAGGCATGGAAAGAATGTTATCTCAGGTCATACCCACAGAGCAGGGCGTTCGGCCTTCTCAGAGGCTTCTGGGGGTCGCATAGGGCGTGTACTACATGGTGTTGAGGTAGGCAATCTCATGGATTTTAAGCAAGCTGCTTACACAAAGGGCGTAGCAAATTGGCAACAGGCTTTTGCCATCATCTATATCAATAAGGCTAAGGTGCAGGTCGATCTTATCCACATCGAAAAGGACGGCACATTTATCGTGGCGGGAAAGTCGTACGGCAGACCTCGATAATCGTTATCGTTTTGTTATACAAATGTCCGCGATTTTGTCGGGTGGGCATGAGACTCTAATCTAGTAAGCCAGTCAAGGGCACTGGATGCAGATAGGTAGAACATGAACTCAATTACAATCATTGGGATTATTGGCTTATTTTTAGTCACTAATTTCATCTGGTACTGGCAAGGCTACAAAGATGGTAGGCGCGAAGGCTGGCACAAAGGTCGCAGCTTAGCCCGTTCGTTGGCAGATCATGCGAGCTAATGAAATTTTACTCACAGCCACAGACACGATCCGTGATCGTGGGCTATCGTATGGTCACCCTGCGGATAACTTGCAACACACCGCAATGCTCCTCAGTGCATACCTACAAACACCGATCCACGATTATCAGGTCGCAGGAATCATGGTGCTCGTTAAACTTGCACGAACTAATCAGTCAGCCCAGCACATCGATAACTGGGTCGATCTATGCAGCTACGGGGCACTCGCAGGGCAACTAGCAACAGAGGAGAATGAACTCTATGTTTAATTTAGCCGATTACGAACCAGTTGAGGTGAGACTTGAAAAGTTTATTAAGGATTATCCATCATTCCGCATTGCAACAGAGCTTGAAGTGGTCGAGGCATCTCGATACATTGTTAAGGCGTATCTATTTAAGAATGCTGAAGATGGCGTTGCATGGGCGACAGGGTACGCTGAAGAAACAGTTTCTAGCCGAGGCGTTAATCAGACTTCAGCACTGGAGAATTGCGAGACTTCGGCAATCGGCAGAGCACTTGCAAATGCAGGTTATGCGCCTAAAGGAAAGAGACCAAGCCGAGAAGAAATGACTAAGGTTGTTGCTACAAAAGTAGCAAAGCCAGCAGTCCAAGATGTCAAGCCAGATAATCAGGACTATTGGATTACACCTGTTAATGAGTACAGAGGCGTAGTCGATGCACCTGTAACACTTGAGAAGGCTATGGAGAATGTAGCTGCAATCATGGGCACAGGTGAAGCAGTAGAAGCACCATCGTGCGAGCATGGCAGTCGCATCTGGCGTGAAGGTGAAAAGAATGGCAAGGCATGGGGCGGTTACTTCTGCTCTGTAGTTAATAACCAAGGTGGTTCGCCTAAGTGTGGCACAGTTTGGTACACACTAAGTAGTGAGGGCAAGTTTGTCCCTCAGAAAGCATGGGCATAATGGGAAACATAGGAATCAAGATAAATGGTGAGTGGGTTGATCTAATGTCAGCCTTCGTGCCATGTCAGTTATGTAATGAGCCAGTCCAGATTAAGAACCTGGTTGATTTATCTCAAGATGCTGTCAATGGCACAGTGTCATGGCAATGCTTGAAATGCAGCACAGTCAATGGATAGCAAAGAGCAGCTGTTGATCTTCCTGGTGCTGTTTCTATTCATTATGGGTGTGGCAATGGGTTACACGACTGGACTAAATAATGGCTAAGTTTAACTTTGATGAGATTTATAGATCTCCAATAGATCGCCATGTCTACAGCTTTAGCGGATATGGTGGAGTGGAAAATTGCTCGGAATGCGATGCATTTACCCAGGTGAATGAATATGATCGCATCCATGATGGTGCAGTCTTATTCTTCTGCAAGAATTGTGAGAATAAGCATCACCTATGACCCAGCATAGGAAACACAGAGGTTTCCGCACAGAGCGTGTTGTCGCACAGTACCTATCGACTGTATGGCAAGGCGCATGTGTGGGAAGGGGTAGTGGCAAGGATATTGTCAATGTGCCATTCGATGTTGAAGTCAAAGCCCGCGCTGGATTTCAACCGAAAGCATATTTAGCACAGCTGAAAAGCCGCACGGCCATTTCGGGGGAATTAGGCTTTGGGGTTATCAGACTCAATGGTCAGGGTGAAGATGCGCGTGAGTATGCCGCGATCATTAGACTAGAGGATCTCTTGCCACTACTCATATTAAGATATGGTCACCTAGACAAAGAACCTACAGAGGCAGACATAGACCGATGCTCTGGATGTGGGTCATACATGATAAGGAAGTGCTTAACTTGCCAACCTATGATTACAAGTGCACCAGATGCAATCTTAATCAAGAGATCAATCACGGATGGAACAATCGACCAGTGATCTTGTGCAACTATTGTAATGAACCGATGGTTAAAGTTATTGGGGCAGCAGCTACACACTTTAAGGGTAAGGGCTTCTACAGTACGGATAAATAGTTATCCACAGAAGTTATCCACAGCCGGTGATTAGGAGGAACGATGAAACGAAACACCGCTCTGAGCAGGACTTATACAAATGAATTTGACATCGATGGTACGCTAACGGCGCAGAGCCTCTCAAAGGCTCACCGCGAGCCCCTGAGGGGCGTAGCTCGCGGGGTGCTAGTAGCT